ATGAATCACTTCCTGCATCAAGTAACTACCTTTAGAATTGGGGATAAAGAGGCTGCAAAGAGGGCAGATGACCTGTTGGACTGCTTTACTTATGGTGTGGCGGTTGGCCTGACTGATTATTCGATGATGATTTGATTGTCGAGCAAGGAATGATATGAGCAACATAACCATTAATGGCACGGGGTATCCGAGTCCTTTGATGAACATTCTGAATATGGATGTGCAGCCAGGGGCGCAGCTGTCCTATGAGGACGCAAAAACTTTGTGGATATACCACCCTCTGGCCGCAAAGGTTGTGGAAAAGCCTGTCAGGTTGGCGCTGTCTAAGCCAAGGCAAATCAGCATTGGGTCGCCTGTTGAGGATTTGCTGGTTAAGGCTTTTATCAAGGAATGGAACCAACTGGACTGCACGAACCACGTTCGGGATTTGTTCCAGATCAGTCGGGTTTATGGTGTTGGGGCGATTGTGGTGAATGCGCCCAACATGAGTACGACTGACCCAATTGACTTTTGGAAGTTGGGTGAGGTTGATGATTTGTATGTGAACGTGCTGGATGCGTTGAATCTGGCGGGTTCTGTGGTGACGAATCAGACGCCCAATGCGCCGGATTTCCAAAAGCCATTGCAATACATCACGGCGGCGGGTCAGCCTTATCACCCGAGCAAGAGCGTGACGGTTTTTCATGGAACGCCCATTTATTTGGATTTCCAGAGTTCGTCACTGAGCTTTTCTGGCCGCAGTATCTTCTTGAGGGCTTTGTATCCATTGAAGTCGTTTGTGCAGTCGATGCAGGTGGACGATTTGGTCAGTCTGAAGGCTGGGTTGTTGGTGGCGAAGATCCAGCAGCCTGGGTCCATCATCAATAACCTGATGGAAAAAGCCGCTGGTTATAAGCGTCAGTTGTTGCAAGAGGCTTCTACTGGGAATGTGTTGAGCATTCAGCCGGAGGAGAATATTGAGAGCATTGACCTCAATAATACCGATAAGGCGATGACGGTGGCGAGAGATAACATCATTGCCAATATTGCTGCGGCGAGTGATGTTCCGGCCAAGCTGTTGAAGGATGAGGCTTTCACCAAGGGTTTTGGTGAGGGGTCTGAGGATACGAAGCAGATCGTGCAATACATTGAGGGTTTGCGTCATGAGATGCGCCCTGCGTTTGAGTTCTTTGACCGCATTGTGATGCACAGGGCTTGGAACCGTAATTTTTTTGAAGCGCTAAAGAATGAATACCCTGAGATTTATTCGGATGTGAGTTATGAGAAGTTCTTCTTTGAGAGCAAGGATGCTTTTGAGGCCAAGTGGCCGTCATTGATGGAAGAGCCTCACAGTGAGGTAATCAAGGGCGAAGAAACGAAGTTGCACGGCATTACTGAGATCTTGCGAACATTGATGCCTGTGGTTGATCCTGAAAATCGCTCGAAGTTGATTGAGTGGGCTGAGAACAATATCAATAACATTCCGGAGCTGTTTGCAAGTGAGCTGCGGTTGAATATTGATAATTTGAGGGATTATGAGCCGCCAGTGGCTCCTCTGCCTGATGTGAAGCTGCCACCACCTTCGCGTGGAACCTAATGGCTAAACAGAAGTCTTTTTCTGAAACCTTGGCGATGGCTGTTGGAGCCATTGCCTTGTACGGCTTGCTGTCGAGTAAGCAGTTGAAGGATTGGGAAAAGGCTTTGGTTGTGGCCGCACTCTTTAGCTTTATGCAGCCCAAAGAGATGAACTTAATTTTGTATAGGCGTCTGGACGGCGTTTATAAGGATTTGGTGACGAATAAGGGTTTGCTGAAAAAGTATCCAAAGATGGATAAAGGTTCGTTTGATCGGGCCAAGGATGAGATATTGCGTCGATTGGCGTTAAGAAAATTTGTAGGAGCAGATTTAATTGAACGAAACTACAAAGAGTCAATTGACACCGTGGTTAGGCGTTTTGTTGGATGGGCCAGCAGCGTACCTGCTGGAGGAATCAAAGAGTTTGACCGAGCAGAAGAGAAAAAGAAAATCCAAAAAGCTATCTCAAATGTGGACGCAGAAGGCAAGTTTATTGTTCGTGATCAGATGCACAAGTTCCAGACTGAGATTGAGGAAATACTCAGTGTAGAGGGACGGGCGATTGCGGCAAGGTGGCACTCGCAGTGGAGGGTCCCAGGGTACAACTACAGAGAAAAGCACAAGCACATTGATGTGAGCGGTGAGTTTTTTGTGATTCGTGACAACTGGGCGATGAAAAATCGGCTGATGAAGTTGTCAGGCAGGAAGTATGTGGACAGCATAGTGCGGCCTGGGATGGAGCCGAACTGCAAATGCGTTTATGAATACATTTACTCATTATCAGATTTGCCCGAAGATATGTTGACAGCCAAAGGGCGGTCATCTATTGCGACAAAGCTAAAATAGGTCATACAATAAGATATGCCAACAGTAAGTCCCGCTCAAGAACGCTTAATGCAAGGCGTTGCACACAATCCCGCTTTCGCTAAGAAGGTTGGAATTCCGCAATCTGTTGGAAAAGAATTTGTTGGCGCTGATGAAGTGCCTGAAATTACCGATGATCCGCTTCATGCGTTGGCGCATCCAAAAGAGGATGCAGACCCATGCTGGAGTGGTTATAAGCAGGTTGGCATGAAGGAAAAGGACGGCAAGCCCGTTCCTAATTGTGTGCCTGAGGATGACTCTGAGGCGTGGCAGCGCAAAGAGGGTAAGAACAAGAATGGCGGCTTGAATGAAAAGGGCCGTGAGTCTTACAACAAAGAGCATCATGCTCATTTGAAAGCGCCACAGCCTGAAGGTGGTTCTAGGAAAGAATCGTTTTGCGCTCGGATGCAGGGTATGAAAGAAAAGCTCACATCTGAGGAAACCAAGAATGATCCCGACTCAAGGATTAATAAGTCTTTGAGAAAATGGAAATGCGACGACGAGGGTGCAGAAATGCCTTATAAAGCGCCGATTGACCCTCAAGGCGGGCCGTTTACTCGGGCTGCTGGGATTATGTTTGTGACCGTGGACGGAGAGATTTTGTTGATTCGTCGCGGTAACGGCGGCGATTACCCTGGCACTTGGGCCGTCCCTGGGGGCCACCTCTGTGAGGGCGAATCTGATGAGCAAGCTGCAAGACGCGAATGCAAAGAAGAAACGGGCATCGACTTCCAAGGCCCACTGGAACGATTGCATGATGACGGGCAATTTGTCACGTTTCTTGCAAGAGGTGTGGAGAAGTTCCCCGTGCATCTCAACTACGAGTCCACCGGATACGATTGGTGCAGACCAGATGACGCCCCCGCGCCCCTTCACCCAGGCCAAGCAGTTGCATTTCGAGTGGCCGGAGCTGGAACAGAATTAGACATTGCCCAGCTGATGATGGAAGACATTCTTCCTAGTCCACAGCCTTACGGCAATATGCATTTATTGAACATCCGAATTACGGGTACTGGTCTGGCTTATCGCAGCAAGATTGGTGAACACGTTTGGCGTGATGCGAGTTTGTATTTGAATCAAGAATTTGTGGACCGTTGCAATGGTCTGATGGTGATCATGGATCACCCCGATGGCGCTGTTCTTGATACGAAAGAATTTAAAGATCGAGCGATTGGCTCCATTATGTTGCCCTACATTAAGGGCGATGAAGTGTGGGGTATTGCAAAGATTTATGACGACAAAGCAATGGCCGAAATTTGCGAAGGCGATATTTCGACCAGCCCTGCGGTAGTATTTGACGAATTCAGTGGAAATACTACACTACGCACTGAGGCAGGGGAGCCATTGCTTATAGAAGGTACTCCATTCCTTTTGGACCACATTGCGATTGTCACAAAATCGCATGGCTCAAAGGGCGTGTGGGACAAAGGTGGCGAACCAGCCGGAGTTTTATTAACCAACCCTGAGGTGTCTGATATGACAGAGAAACTTGAGCCGAAGGCAGATGCCGCAGGCGATGCATTTAGCGCCATCCTTAGCGAACTGAAAAAACTTTCAGTGCGTATGGATGCTATGGAAAATATGCCAGCTCCCCCGCTGGTGTCTGCCGCTGATAAAAAGCGTAAAGACGACGACGAATCCATGATGGACGATGACTCCAAAATGGATGATGACGAAGAAGCCGAAGAGCATAAATATGTTGCTCGTAAAGGTGACGACGACATGAAGAAAAAAGACGACGACATGATGAAGAAAAAGAAGCGTAAAGACGCTGAAGGTTCTAATCCTGTTGTGCATGGTCCCGCTGGCGAAATGAAGCCTGATGATGACGATGCCAAAAAAGATGATGATGACGAAGAAGAAGAAGCAATGAAAGCTGACGAAGAAGAAGCCGCTATGGCTGATGCTCAAGCTCATTGCGACAGCGTCATGGCTGCTTTCGGTAAAGCTGCTAGCCGTCCTTTGAAGGGCGAAAACCTAATGGCTTATCGCAAGCGTTTGTTGCGCGGCGTTCAAGGCTATTCGGACAGCTGGAAGAATGTTGACCTGAAGGCCATTAAAGACAACGCTATGTTGGCTATTGCTGAAAAGCAAATCTACGCTGAAGCCTTGGCTGCTAGCAAAGCGCCTGGTGTTTACGCCGATGGTCAACTGGTCGAAATGACTGAGCGTGATCGCGCTGGTCGTACCATCACCAAGTTCAAAGGTTCTATCTCTGCATGGTTGGATGACTTCAAGTTGCCAGCAATGCGTGTGACCGCCTTTAACCTGCCCAACAACAACCAACGCTAAGAGGTAAACCATGAGCGGTTCTATTGCTTTCAATCCGATGTTGACGACCAACGCTGCTGGTCTGTTCAACACCAACTCGGCTGGCTACACCCAAGGTGATGCCCTCGACGATCCCGCAGTCAAGTTCTTCTTGTCTGGTGGTATTGTTTCTTCTTCGGCTTCTACTCCTTTGTGGGGAGGTCTGCCAATTTCTGAAGACATTCCTGCTGCTGCAAGCCAGCCCGGCACCAACACTTTGGGTTCCACCATTGCGTTGGCTACCAACTTGGCTAACAGCACTGGTATCACCGTGTTCAACCAAGCCTACGGCGGCGTTATCACTCCTACCAGCACCTGCCCTCAGTTTGCTGCTGGTTCTAGCGTTAACTTCTACCGTTTCGGCTCCGGCGCTCGTATTCCTTTGCGTATTAACCCCGCATTGGTTTCGTTGGACGGTGGCCTGATCACTCAGCAAGTTACTTGGGACTTCACTGCCCAGTGGCTCACCACCTACGACAGCACCAACGCATTCCCTGTGCGTATCCTGTCTATCAGCACCAGCGGTAACAAGACTGCCAGCTACAACAGTGGCACTGGCGCTTTGAACTGGATTTACACTGAAGCTCTGGCTGTGTGCCTGATCTAATTAACTAAGGAAGGAACACAATCATGTCCGGATTTGCACCGTCATTTATTACCGCCAACCCCCACTACATGATGCCTGAACTCATCATGCAGTACAGCTTGGCTTCTGGCGCTTTCACCACTTTGGCTGGTGAAAACCCAATGCCTCGTTTGGGCGAAAGCGATTTGTACGTTTACGCTAAAAAGATTCAGCTGACTACCCAAGTTCAAGCTAATCAATCGCAAGTGAACAATCTGCCTAGCGCATCGGTCATCCCCTCGATGATCAGCACTGCTACTTACCGTATGCAGACTCGCGCTCAGTACGATGGTTTCGA